TTGTTGATGATGTAGTGTTATATCCACTACCAGAACCTCTATTTGTTGTAGATGAAGCAGTTGATGCAACAGTTTTAGTAGAAACTTCCGATTTAGAATCTCTTGTATAAGTAGGAATGTTATAACTTGACCCTCTAGCGAATCTAGATCCAGAAGTATTTTCCCCAGAAGCAATAATATCCTGAACAACTGTTAAATGAGTGTTAGTCATATCATATTTTATATACAAATCACGCAATCCTATAACATCATTTGATTGAGGCACTGCTTGAATCTCTATAACATTGTTTTCTATTTCTGTTGATGTTATATTTACAGTATCTATAAGGATTTCACCGATGTCATATTTGACAGTACCTGCATTTTTCTTAATAATGTTAGGTTTTCCACCTTCAGTGTATGTAAAGAAGAAAATTCTTCCTTTTTTATCATCAATTACCTCATCTGCAAGGTAAACTGTACCAGAAACACCATCTAAAGTGAATCCAGTAGACGTAACATTGTAAGAAGACTCTCCAACATGGAATTCATTACCATAACAGAGTTCATATTGACCCCATTGAGCAATTGATGCTCGTAAATTCCTTCTTATAATCACTTTTGTAATGTTTGAAGTAATTGCATTATCAACTTGGTCAATTAAACTGACTGTTCTACTATATTTGAACCTTCCACCAAATTTATTAACGTCAATTGACTTAGAATATTCAGTTAAAGCACCAGAAATAGCACCTTTTAACAGTGCTGGTTGTTGATTATGGTTCGGATTGTAATATATTTGACTTTCTGTCTCAACAAATAGATATTTTAGGTCAATAAACTCAGGAACTATACCAGCAACAGCATAATTTTTCAATTTTGAGATTAAATCACGCTTTGTAACGTCTGAAAGGAAGTCACCATTCCTTGGTTTTACTGAAAGATAGACTTTTCCATATCTTGGAGGGGTTAATTCCTCTCCACCATAAGATGACACAGACTCAACATTAGGGTATATGTAAGAAAGTACTGCTTCATAGTCAGAAGAAGTTACAGCACGGTATTGTGATGAGTAAATTCTAGGAGAATAATACTTAATTGAAGCAATTGACTCAATATCATCACCATCTCTCGATCTTTCTACTGTTTCAACCAAAGAAACGTTAGTTCCACCTACTACAGCACCATCTTGATTGATTAAACGACCAATAAAACTGAATTCTGCAGCTCCATTAGCTGATTTTCCTTGTGTTTGTAGGTAACTAATGGTAACATAATTATTATTTGACAATTTTCTACCAATTATACCGTCTCCAAACATAATTTCATACCTTTCATCCTCAATTTCTTGCAATAAGTACGTATTTGAGGTTGATGTGATACCAATTATGTTATCAATTGGAGTATAATTTACAGTAGTTGATGAACTTTCACTAGATTTAACTTTTACCCTTAGAGTATCTGTATCTATGAATGAATTCGGTAAAATAAAACGCTGATTTGCTTTAGATGCATCAACTGTGAATTTTTGTGTCAGTAAAAGACCTTCAAAAACTTCAATTTCTTTAAAAAATGCAATATTATTTGTAACAGGGACGGTAATATCTTCAGGAATTGAAAAAATATAGTTTGTATTCTCTGCAACACCATTAACAACCAATCCAGCCTTAAGTGTTAAGGTAACAGCACTATCTAAACCTTGAACATTGAAAGATATTTTCGCTTTTGACGCTCTTCTAGACCTTGGAACGTATCCAATGTTACGTGCTAATGCAACAACGTTCTCTCTTAGCGTGGCAGAGTCGAGAAAATTCTCATTTACTGCCATATTTGTATTATATGCAGTAATATAGGTATTATAAGCAAGGGCATCTAAAATAACAGACAAATTAGACCCTTCGAAGTCATAATCTGTAAAATTATCGTTAGATTTCAAATAATCCTTTATCGAAGTCTTTATTTGATCAAAATCTAGGTTTGTATACTGTCCAAAGGCCATTATATTCTAGCTGGGAGAAGGAGAACGTCTATTTCCTGCGTATCTGAGTCCATACCAACAATATTGTATGAAATTAGAGCAGACATTTCATTATTTTCACCATCAATATTAACTTTTACCTCATCAATTAGAATTCTTGGTTCATAATTGTTGAGGGCAGAAATTATTTGATTTTCTATAGAGATATAGTGTAAAGATGTATCTAATTCAAATAAACTGGCATTAATTTGAGATCCAAAATCATTCAAAAATGGTTTTTCACCAATTACCGTATTGACAATATTAATTACAGACCTTTTAATAGCATCCTCATTCTTAAGAACCATTAGGTCATTAGTTATAGGATGCATTTTAAAAGATAAATTAATATCTCTAAATGTTTTAGATCTCTTAAGTGCCACTATATTAAATTAATCTTAATATCTTATATATTTAGTAGTATTAAATAACAATTTTGCCAGCACCATCGTCATATTCTATATCTTCATACTCTGGTTCAATAATTTCATTCAAATCCTTAGACTTCTTGGTCTTTTTCAACATGTCGTCGTTATATACCTCTTGTAGAAGGTTAGAATTAGGTTCCATGCTACTAAAATATAATATTCTTACTATTTATATGCCTCCAGTCTGATTTGAACAGACAACCTATGCTTTACAAAAGCATTGCTCTACCGTTGAGCTATAGAGGCAACGGGATAGAAGGGACTCGAACCCTCAACTTCCACCGTGACAGGGTGGTGCTCTAACCAATTGAACTACTATCCCTTATGGAGGTAAACGGACTCGAACCGATGACATCCTACTTGCAAAGCAGGCGCTCTACCAACTGAGCTATACCCCCGAAGCGGATAAAGAGATTCGAACTCTTGACCTTCTCCTTGGCAAGGAGACGCACTACCGCTGTGCTATATCCGCAGGCTGGGGTAGCAGGGCTCGAACCTGCGACAAATTGATTAACAGTCAACCGCTCTACCAGCTGAGCTATACCCCACCGTCAAAACCAGAATCTCTGTCTGGAATGAAATCAGGACAAACTAATGCACCTGCAAGTTCCCTAGCTTGTAAATTGTGTTCACACAACTTATTCATCCAGATCCTTTCACTTAATTCTACTGTACCATCTGTTGATAGGATTCGGCAACAGATATCAGTTATTCTATTCCTATAATTTGTACTTAAGGGCATAATAGAGTAATTGCTTTTGGTAATATGTAGTATTCCTTCCTTTGAATTGCCTTAGTTAAAGACTTTAAATCATCATCAGGTAGAATAGGAATTTCTTCTTGTAATATTATTTCTCCACCATCCAACTCTTCATTCACATAATGTACAGTAACACCAGTCATGGGATCACCACTCTCTAATGCTTTTTCTATTGCATGAAGTCCTTTATACTTGGGAAGTAATGAAGGATGTAAGTTGATTATTCTATTTGGAAATGCATTAATAAGATCAGTAGATACTACTCTCATCCACCCTGCTAAAACAACAAGGTCTACATTCCACACCTGTAAAAGTTTTATTATATGATCTTCATCTTTATGATCAATATAACAATGAGGAATACCCCACTTCTCTGCCCTCTTGGCAGCACCACACTTTTTTTTATTGTGAATCATTATCACAACCTCATGCTTATTGCATATGGGATTTCGAACGATGTTCTCGAAGTTAGTTCCGTTACCAGAACACATGACTCCTAGTTTCACCTACCCTGACCACGATAAGTTTTCTTAGCCTTGTTAGAAGAGGTAGCAGCATATTTGGTATGCTTACCATTTCCTTGTCTTGTTTTCTTAGGAGTTGATTCTAGTTCAACTGTTCCCCAAGTACCAGTCTTTGATTTTGCCATTAGTTTAATTCCTCCTCACAATACTTTTCTACGATCTCTTGAACTACGTCAGTAAAAGCATCACGCAATTCATATTCAATGTCACTCTTATCTTTCTTTAACCTAGTAACTGTAATAGGTGGAAGTGTAAGAGTTGCAGTTATATCCCATAATCCAAGTTCTTTATTCTTGGTAGTTTTGATGTCAAGCATTTGTTTTGTCATTACTTTTTAGTAGTTTCAGATGGAATTAAATAAGTGATTACTAATCCTAATAGAATAGAAAGAATAATCTTAGATGAAAGAAGTTGTAATAATAGTACAATAAGTGACGCAGCACCAAATACTATCCACTTCTCTTTTATAATCTCTACCACCTTCTCTATAGTCAGTGGTGTCTGTTTAGTAGCCATAATTAAAATTGTTTGGGGTGAGTAACAACATCCCCATGTATTTCACCAATGTCATCAATATGAGCATGGTCTATTTGTTCAATATGCAAATGTTCTAAAGAGTTAGCAATCCTTTCTAGTGCATTTGCGATGCGATTAAACTCCTCACTCATTACTCTTCGTTTGGAATGTACATAACGTCAGCACACAAGTAACTCATTGGTGACTCTGGATGAACTACAACACCATATCGTTTTAGTTCGCCACATGTTCTAATACGACCTAGATCATAATCTAATTGTCTGTTCAATAACATCTGTTCTTTCATAGCCTTATCTGGTCCTTGACCAACACCTACTAAAGAAAGACCTGTTACAACTGCGGTTGCAATAGCGACAACATTAATTGTTGTTTGATTTAGATACTTCATTTGTTTGGTTGTTCTAATACGTTAATTGCTTCAACCTCATCTGGGTCGATTGCATTTGGACGACCTTCATCAAATAACTTGTTTAGTATTTGCATTGCGTCATACTTGCCTTCATCGGAGAGAAGCCCGTTTTGTAGGTCTTTCCCTTCGTAGACTAGTCTCCATTTTGGAGTTTTCTCGCCCTTTTTTGCCATTAAACTATCCTCTTTAAAATGTCCTTTGCAAGTTTTGCTTGTACTGATTCCTCAGTAGCCTTTACACGGTATTGAACCCCATCACGTTTGGAGAGTTCGCCGAGGATTTCTGCAGTGAGATCCCACAGTTCCTCGGTCTTAAGTCCTTTGTTGATCTGGAAGTCAATCATTAAATGACTCTCATCTTCTCATGACCAACTCTGATACGTGGATCACACCAAGTAACCATCCCTGCTTTCTTCGCATCTAGACAGAAACTCACATCCTCTCCACACATATCCTGAACATTGCCTGATTCGAAGACCTGCATTTTTGGTGCAAACCAAGGATATTCGAGTCGCTCAAAGACCCCGTGCTTAACTAGAACCCATCCGAATCCTGTGTAGTCCACTGTAAAAGGCTTCTTCCTCTTAGTGATTGACTCAACGGTTTCATGGTTCATAACTCCGCCATTCTTTGCGAAGCTTTCCTCATCGAGCCAGTGTGCAACGGATGTGGTATGCCCATCTTCGGTTGCGTACCATCCCGCAGTGATTTCCTTTTCCTCACCCTCTTCTGGAATGGCTAGGTCCATGAGTTGCCAAAACTTATTAGTATCAAATACAATATCACTATCGATCCACAACTGGTAGTCATACTTCAACTTCCCATCCCAAGGTATTTGGTTTGGCCCTCTGAGTACGTTCGCACCTAAAACTTTGCATCTTGCGAAGTTTACCATAGAGGAGTAGTCTTGAGATATCTGTATACTATTTCCATTCTGCACCATGTCGAAACAAAGTTGCACGAAGTTCTTCAGAAAGATATACGAACATCCTCTGCCTGGAAGGCAAAAGACAATCGCTTTGCCTTTCACTCTCTCTTTTATTTTGTCGTAATCCCATTCTTCCTTTTTCTCGGTTTCCTTTGGAATTACTTTAAATCCTTTTGCCATGAATAATAATCACCTGTGTCTATTATAGGTCAGTTGTCATATTTAGTCAAGTGATATAAAAAAGGTTTTCCGTGTTTTTTCTTCTCGGAATTTTTTTATATCACACGGTTAGTAACCCCCCGTTTCTGGAGTGGCTGTGACCCCTCTGTTTTTAATTGATCCGACTTTGCCTACATGTGGAGTCCTTCTACGGCCGCCCAATAAAATATCTGCGGCCACATATGCGGCTGCGAACTTACCAGCGTTTTCCCATGTCAGAAATTTTTTTATATTCATTGAAATAGTTCTCTCGTTTTCAAAGTTTTGTAGGTTAGGGACTTAGCGGTTTTTATATACCCGATACGCCCACATCATACCGCATAAACCA